CAAACATACCTGTAAAGAAACTTGTCATTCTCATGACCTGTGAGAATGGAGAGGTGACTGTTTACGAAGAGTATGATAAGATGAAGTATATGAGATTATTAGTCAAGTACATCGAAAAATTTGTGGAGGACAAATTAAATGGCAACCAAAAATGAAATGAGAGCAGTTCTAAAGAACAAGTTTCTATGTCAAGATAAATTTACTAATGATATAGAAAATTTAGTTCAGAATAATCTTGATATGAATTACATTGAGGCAATCTGTCATTACTGTGAACAAAATAGTATTGAGATTGAATCTGTATCAAAACTGATTACAAAACCCATGAAGGAGAAGTTGAAGGGGAATGCAATGAACCTAAATTATTTGAAGAGGACTTCGAGGGCAAAATTCCTTGCTATCTAATGTAAAAGAAAAGAAACTCGCTTCTGCATGTCTAAAAGATCATGACATCAATGAGTTGTCACGTAAAGTAAAATATATAAGATCACTAAAGGGTTTCTGGACAGATAACTTTAAGTCAATTACAAAAGAAGAATTAGAAAGTCTGGAGAAGGAACGCCCTACTACCAGACTTCTTAGTATTCACACCATAAACGGTTGCAACTTAGCATGTAGAGCATGTAACCACAATAGCAGTTTACTAAGTGCAAAAAGTAAAGTAAACATTGACCAATTGCTAGAGGACATAGAAAATATATTACCAAAAATATATGTGTGGAGTCACGTCAGTGTCATTGGTGGTGAACCACTACTTGAACCTAGAACTAAAGAAGTGACCAAAGTCTTGAGAGAATTATGTTATGGAGAGCGTGGTGAACAACCATGTAACGTAAAATTATTCAGCAATGGGTCAAGACTTCTTCAAGAAAAAGAGTGGATAGTGGATGAAATGTTGAAGGGAGTTGTATTCAGATTGACGTTTCATTTCCCTTGGTACACAGTAAAGGGATATAAAAATTGGGAGAACGCATATGAATTTTCCAAGTATGCAGAATCAAGAGGAGTTGACATGGATGGACATACGTTTGAATTGAGTGAGGCATTTAGATTAGACAATGGAGAACCTAGAGTTTGGTTTGATTTATTTAAGTATGATTATAGTAATGGTATAAAATATTATCCTCACGAAGATGGTAACATAAATGAAAGTTTCAAACATTGTAGTTGCCCCAATTCACAATTATACAACGGTCATCTATGGAAGTGTCCCATGATGTCTTATCTTAGGGAATCTTTAGAAGCGACAGGACAACTTGATGATCCAGCATGGCAAAAATATTTGAAGTATAAACCCACCAACATCAAAGCATCAGAAAGTGAAATAAGAAAATCATTTCAAGAGGTAAAAAATCCTACATGGATATGTAACATGTGTGCATCAAATCCTAAATGGTTTACCGCAGCACAGCAATTAGATGCTACAATGAAAAGAAATGTAGCAATGCATGATCAAGAAACCTATGACACCCTTTGATACTTACAAAGAGTATCTTGGATACAAAAATCACTTTACAAAAGAGAAGTATGATTACCACAAATATGGTGGTAAATCTAGAGCAAAGATTGACTCTTTCTATAAAAGAAAAGACAGATATTTTTTTGAGAAGATGTCAAGAAAGTATAAAGATAATGAGATAAGAGATTTTTTTCTTGCAAACTTTGTTGACACAGATAATCCACAGGGGTTATGGATAGGAAATATTATAAGGTCTGGTGAGGGTGTGTATAGACAATGGCAGAGAAGACAGCAGAGTATGTATTATAATTTTAAACAAAAATCAGAACAATTTTTAGATGAGTATACCTATGATGAATTTTTTGATGCATCAAATGGTCACCCACCTATTCTCAAAGAACATTTAGCAGGTAATATAAGTGCAGAAGAGATGTGTGTCTACGAAAAACTTTTTGGGTATTGTAAGGATTATGATAGACAACTCAAAGATCCCGTATGGAAGGTTGTAGGTATGAAAATCAGGAAGTATATACCGTTTCTAAATATTGACAAAGACAAGTATAGACAGTATCTTATGAGTAAAATCAAGGAGGGTCATGAGTAAATTTTTTGAATCAGACCAAGTGAAGATAGAGATGGATGAGATTACATCTCTTCAAAAAGAATTGTATGATGTTATACTCAAGTTTCCTATGATGAGTAATGAAGCAAAGTCTGATCACATAGATACAGTCAAAGAATTACTTGAACGTCAGCAAATTATGTGGACAAGACTTACATTATCAGAGGACAAAGAAGCAAAAAAGATGAAAGATTACATCACCTCACACGCAAAAGAATTGGGATTTGGTGATGCAGACATGGGAACCATCTTTAGTAACATGAAACAAACTTTAGAGCAAGTACAAAAAAACCTCAAGTAATGTCTTATTTGGTACACCCCCTCCCTTTACAACAAGTGTTTGTAAAGAAAGAATTTTTATACGACCATCAAAAAGGTCATGGTGAATTGACACCAGGTTTATGGATTTCAGTCAGAAGCATACAATCAAAGGCATTATACTTTGAGACATTATTGACAGACTATGGTGCTCTCTTTGATAAGTTACCAATCAGTGCATTTGTATGGAAAGAAGACTTTGATAAAGATAATCAATTACCTCTTGATGTATTGCAACTATGGGATTGTTTTGATTATAATATTACGGTAATTCAAAAACCAATGCTAGGTAGGTGTCAATTCTTTGGCAAGGATAGGAAGATGCATCCAGGCGAATATGAATTTACGATAGACACTGCACACCCTGATAGGTCTGTGCTTGATGTAAATTTTTCTGAGCATGATCCAGAACATAAAACATTCAACGTTATCGCATTAGATAATGGTCAGTTTGCTGCACAACCAAACAATAGAACCATATTCTTTGATAATAGTTTAGTCAATAATGATAATCTAAAAACACCTGATTTTAAAGTATGCACACAAAACTATGCTGTTGAGACTGAACCTAAGTGGTGGTCTGTAGGTCACACTGATGAGTGGGCATACAAAACAAAAGACGAGGAAAATAATGATGAGAGTAAGTCATAAGTATGATCCTTGGCATTATCTTGAGGTAGAAAATTTTCTTCCCCCTGATAGATTTGCAGAGATAAAGAAACTTGCACTTGAACAATTAGAGGAGTATAAAAAAACAGGATTCAACTCTGTCTATACAGACCATAAAGATAAAGATTATACATCAAGGAATAAGTATACAAAATTTCTTAGCAGGGATATCATACCAGAAACAAATCAATTTTTTGAGATGTTGCCTGAACATAGAGGTTATAAGGGTAAACTTAAAAAATTATTACATTGGGCAATCACTCCAGACAACTTCAACTACCCTACTCACATAGACAATGCATCAAGAATTAATACATGCACCTACTATATTTGGCCTGAAAAGGAGATGGGTACAATACTGTGCAAAAATCCTAGTAGGAATGATGATGGAGATCATGTAAAGGCAGATAAAAAAAGTTTATATGAGAGGGAGGTTGACTGGAAGACCAATAAATTATTTGTTCATAATAGTATTCCTAATAAGACTTGGCATAGGTATGCAAGTAAGAAAACTAGAATTGTTTTGTGTGCTTTCTTAGTGCAACCTGACCTGATAAATACGAACAGAAACCAACTTGAGTATGTTATTGATTTATGAAAATATATTTTGATGGGTGTGCAAAAACGATGGGTGCTGCTATAAGACCTCACGACTTCAACAGATATACCACTTTATTATGTAAGAAATTAGGTGCTGAAGAATATAACATTGCCAGAGGTGGTGGGAGCAACAGGAGAATAGTTAGAAATCTACTTGAACATGACTTGTCAAATTATGATTTGTTTGTGATACAAATGTCAAAAAGGGAGAGATTTGAGTGGTATAATAAAAAGTTAGGTGAGTGGAGAAACGTGTGCACCAATGTATTCGCTCCACATGTAGGACTTGAGAAAGATTATACAAGTGGAAAAAAAGAACACTTTCAATACTTCTATGACAAAGTTTACACAGATGAGATGGGTATAATGGATGAGAAGATTTGTTTTACTGCAATTAAGTCACTCCTTCAAAATAAAAAACATGTCATAATATTCATGGGAAATCATGAGTGTAGTGTCCCTGTAGATTTTTCCTATAGAAAGGGAAAGGGTTACCAAGATAAGTTCGATGAGATAGCACATAAAAAAATTTATGATGATATTATTGGGCACTTGACAACGTATAAATAGTAGTTTATACTATACTTGCGTATGCAAGGTGTTAATCCACCAATCTATTCAATACGACGAATACTACGAGTCAAATTTATGACATTTGCAAATCTAA